TACATTCCAAGTTCCAGGAGATAATCCGAGAGTAGAAGATAGAATGTTTCTATTGCCGAATAAAGCCAAACATAATTCACTGATGATTCCAGCCTTATTGTTAGTAGTTGATAAAGCACGTTGTGGGTAAAGAACACCACCGACTTCGAATTGAAAATCTCCATTATTTGAGGAGATATCAATTGATGAATGCTTGCCATTTCCAGTCGTAGCACCAGGAGCAACAGCAGGAGAAGAATGGAGTAACAAACTCTGGATTGAGGCAAGCCTAAAATTGAACGGTAATTGAAAAGAACCAGATGAACCAGAGGCGAGAGGTTGAGAACCAGTAGCAACTGAAGAAGATTTCAAAACAATTTTTCCAGATTGATTAGCGAGAGAAGAGTAGTAAGATTCTACGGCAGGGTCAAAATTTATGACGTCGTAGCATAATTCGAAATTTGTGAGTGTGTACCCAGTTGGAGTGTTAGTAGAGTTGAACATATTTGCAATTGTATCTAAAGTTAAAATTATTCTGACAGAACCAAACAAAAATAATGGAACATATGAATCACATTGAGATAGAACACAAGGTAAAGGCGCGCTAAGAAAAAAAGAATCTGGACTAGCTGTTAAAAGTCTTCCATTCACGCTATTCATTGAGAATGCAGCTGTAGTAGAACCATAGCCGAGAGCTTGAGATAATCCTTGTTTTGCAGCTACATCAGTTTTGAGATTGACCATATCTTCACAATATAAATTGTAATCAATTATATTCTCAGTCACTTGTGAATTGAAAAGCATTTGAAATTGATAAAATGGACTATATGCTGGACAGCCGATCATTTGACCAGCACTGGAAGCCATACCCGATGCTGTAAATTTTGCACGATAATACAAACTTGCTGGATTAAGAAATCCTTTTCCAGTCACCAAATCTACGATAATTTGTTGATTTTCTGTGAAAGATGAACCATTTATAGGATTTGCAACCATTGAATTACAAGAAGTTGAGGGAGGCAATTGTCCCATTTGTTTTGGAGCTACTTCTGACGGTAAAGACATTATATAAATTATACTCATATAAAAAGACTTTCAAAATAAGAAATAATTAAAATGCCTTAATCAAAATAATTTGGATTTGTTTTAACTAAAAAATCTAAATCTGAAACATTCGTATTTTCGTTAGTTTCTTTATTTGGTTCTTCATTAGTTTCCTCAATTATTTCCTGTGGTATTTCTTCACTTACTAAATTCATTTTTCTTACAGCATTGTATTGACCTATTCTAAATGTGCTTAAAACAAATGTCATTGACCAATCACAATTATTAAAATTAATCAAATTTCCATATTCATCAGTAACTCTAATATCTATATTATTCATTTCAAATACTCTTAATTTAGAACCAGTTTCACCAGTAGTATTGTAATAATTAATTTGTCCCCAAGGTGGTTGGTCATTGATGACAGTGCTAATAATTGTAGTTGTAGCATAATTAGTTGTATCTAAATTAGAACTACTAAACTGAGGACAATAAATTTTCAATTTTTTAATTCCTAATAAATTCAAAGCAAATGGTGCAGTTAAAAAATCTGCTGTTGCATAATAATCAGTTCTATAATCAAATCCTAAAATTCTAAAACATGTGGAAGATGAATGATTAATTCTATAAAAAAATCTATCTCCTGTTTTTTTATATTCCATCGTAATTATTCCATTTATTTCATTTAATGTTAATAAAAAAGTGTGACCATTCAATAAAAATGCATCATGCATCGCTGTGAATAATGTTCTATAATCATAATTACCAACTGGAATTGTAATTATGTAATCAGTATAAACTCCTAGATGAAATATAGTATAACTTAAAATATGATTTGAATAATTGACAATGTAAAAACTAACTGGAAATACGGCAGAATCAAGTCCTCCTTCTAAATATTCTACATTATCATCACGAGATAAAATATTTGGAAATGAAAATGTTAAATCAGATAAGAATGAACCATTATTAAAAATAGTTGCGTCGTTGCTATTGACATTGATAATTTTTTTTTCTTTAATATATTCTGACATTTATATATAATTATACACTACAATTAAAAATTGTATTATACCAAAAAAATATAAAGTTAGTATTCTTCTGGTTCTTAAAAATCCGTATCATCATCTTCTTCAATTGTTGGTAATCTTCTGAGTTCTTTTTCTTCGTCAATCAGTATTTTTCCTTGTTCAATTTCTCCCAAAGATAATTGAATCAGTTCTTCATACATGTTGATTTCATCGACTGCTTGATCATATTCTTCATCAGTTACATAATCACCATTTTGTAATTCTTTAATTATTCGTTTGTAGTCTTTAATTTTTGATTTTTCTTCTGCGATTGACGCTTCATATTGTTTTTCTAAATCAGATTTATTTCCTGAACCTTTGGGTCGTCCTGAACCTGGTTTTCTCAATCGTTTTTTTTCTTCAATTGGTTTTCTTTTTGGAAAATTTAATTCAGGTTCTTCATCTTCTCCTACATTTCTCTTTTCTACTTCACCAATCATTTCATTCATCACGTCACCAATCATTTTTTCAGATTTTTTCGATTCTCTTTCCTTACTAGCTTCTTCTATTTCTGCTAATATTCCCTTAGATTTACGTTGTTCTTCCTCTATTTTTTTAATTTTTTCTTGTCGTTTTTGTTCTGTTTTTTTTATACTTGCTTCATTTTTTTCTTGCATTTTTTTAATTCTTTCTTCATCTTTACGATTTTTTTCTTCTTCATCTTTTTCTTTTTTTTTTGATAATGTTTCTTCAATAGTTTGTTGTCTTCCAGTTTCTATTTTTTTTGCTCTTTCTTTAATTACGTCTCCAAATATATTCGTCGTTCTGTCAGTTACGCCAGTCATGCGTGATGCTTGTGTAATTTCAGTTGGAGCTTCACTTTCAGCATATTCTTTTTTATCACTAATTCCTCCAAGTTTAGATAGACTTTCTGGAGTTAAACTTATGAATTGTTGAATGCCTGATTCTTTTATATCTTGACTTGGTGCTGAAAAATCTTTTGGAATTGGTGGTGGTGATTGTGCTCTAGGTGGTGGTGGTTGTGGTAATTCAGTTTGTGTTTCCATTTCTCTTAAAGTTACTGATATTGCTGATGGGATATTTTCTGTTTGTATTCCAAAATCTGTGAATGATGGTTGTTGATATTGAGTTCCAAAATCTTTAACCATTTTTTGTTCTGTTTGTGTTTCATTTTCAGTAAATCTAGTATCAAATGATTTATTAAAATTATTTATTGATTCTTGAACCCAATCATCTACATTAGCAAATGAACTACCGTAATCAGTGAATGACATGGTGATTGGTTCATCTAAATCTCTGTATGCTACTAAATTTGAAATTATATTTTGTCTTGGTGCAAAATTAGTAAATGTATCTAATTCAATTGAAGGAGGATTTGCGTCGATTGGTTTGATTGTTGGACCTTTCGGAATTGGAGGTTGAATTTTTAAAGGAGGACGTGGAACTATCGATGGAAATGTTGTTGGAAATTCAGTTTGTCTTTTAGTCCAATCAGAAATATTTTCTAACATTTGTCCAGTTGCATCTAAAAATGAATTGAAAGTTGATGAAGGTGGAGTTGGTGAGACTTCTTGAGATGTTGGAATTACATTCGGAATTGTGGGGGTCATCATAATTTGTGATGTTGTAGTAGTTGGTGGAGTTACTGGTAATGTAGTAGTTGAAACTGGTGGTGTAAAATATGTAGCAGGTTGTTGATTTATAAACATAGGAACATATTGAGGTGTAGGTAATTGAATAGGTAATTGTTGTGGTTGTTTCACTTGTTGTTTTACGCCAGGCAATCTTTTTTTTCTGGCAGGTTTCTCACCAAGACGAATATTTATTTTAACATTTTGTTGTTGTTGTTGTTGTTGTTTTGCTTTTTTTTGTTTTTGTTTTTGAGTTGTATTTTTTTTAGCCATTATACTAAATCAATATATTTTTTTTTATTTAAAGTAAGTTTTCAAATCTTCAAATGGATTTACTGGCAGTTGTATCTTATCAATTTCTTTTTGTTTATCAATCATATTCAACATTCTAACTTGTTTTTTTGCATTTGAAAGCGTAGTATGTTTAGAATGTATTTGATTATTTTTGACATTTTTAATTTGATATGAATCTTTATTTCTCAATTTACGTATTTTATAAACCATAACTTACATATATTGAATAAAATAATTTATTACTTATAATATAATGATGAATATAGAAATAATTGAACATAATCGTCCTAAATTAAAAATACCAGAATGTGTATGTGATGATGAATTACATCCAATGTTAAATAATTATGAGTTACTCAAATTAGCATTTAATAAATTATCAACAGCAAGCCTCATTTTAGGAATTCCAGGTCAAGGTAAAACAACATTTATGCAATCACTATTCAGCACGAACAAAGCATTGAGGGGTAAGTATTCTAAAATATTTCTATTTTGTCCTCCTCGTTCTAGAGAAAGTATGTTAGATGGAGCATTAAATGCAATTCCAGAAGAACAAATATATGATGAATTGACTTACGATAATTTGAATGAAGTAATGCAAATATGTAAAATGGAAAATGATAATAAATTAAAAACTAAATTTAAATACATGATTATCATGGATGATATGGGGAGCTATTTGAGAAATAAGAATATTTTAAATTTATTTAAGGAACTTCTTATGAATCGTAGACATCTCAGAATTTCGATTATTGTACTCACACAAACATGGATGTCTTCGCATCCTGAGTGTAGAAAATTATATTCAAATTTTTTCATTTTCAAAGTGAATAAAAGGTCATTATCAGAAATATTTGAAGAAATTTTACAAGAACGAAATAAAGAATTAATAAATGATATTACTGACTTAGTGTATGATGAACCTCATTCATTTTTATACATTAATTCAGATAATGGACGTAAGTTTAAAAATTGGGATGAAATAATTATAAAAGAAAAATAAATATTATTCGAAATTATTTTTTTTGATTGAGTATGTTATATAGTCATGAAATTATCATCTAATATTTTCAAAAAAACAGCACAAGGTGCATCAAACATTTTCAAGAAAGCATCTGATGTTGGAGAGGATGTATTTAAAAAATCATCAGGAGCAGTCAAGATGATTAAGGAACGAGGTCCAGAAATTGCTGAACAAATTTCAAAGGGAGCAGGGCAAGCAGAAAATATTTTAGGAAAAGTATCTAAAATTTCAGGTAAAATAGCAGGAAGTCCAATTAC